GTCTTGACCCACGAAGCGTGCGCTATGCTTGCGTGCCGATGATGCGGTGACATTCTGTGGGCGTGAGATGTTGACGCTGGTTGCACCGCTGTTAATGGATTCACCAAGGCGTACAGCCAAGTCCGTAGTACGCAGGCCCACATCAACAGGTTGGCCGAGTTTGACAGTGCGACCAGTAAATCCGATACCGTCCAGCGTCTTGCCCTTCATGTTGCGTAGGTTCACCAGCACACCAAACGATGATGATTCAACCGTATGCGGCAACAGGCGTTGCGTTGATGCGTCAGCGTTGTAGATGAGCATAGGGCTGTTGGTGTTTGAAATTAAATCATCAGCAAAGAAAGGGGCAGTATTGAGTGAATGGCCGGGGGTGTTGTTATGCGACAACTGGATGTACGATTCGCCCTCAAGGATGCGGTAGTTGCGTTGCGGCATCACTTGTAAATTACGAGTGTTTTTCTTCTCCACCGTGACCTTGGCCTTGTTTGCCTTCTGCACGCTGATGCGACCGTGATGAATGGCGTTGTCCACGAACACGGGCTTACGCACATGGGTCATGACCTCATCTGCGTCGGTGCTGTACCGACCAGTCCTTGTGTTTTTAAGAACGGTCATTCGTCAACCCTCCCTAAACCACCGGGCCAAGATTTTCCTCTTAGGTGGGTCAACATCCTCGGTAACATAACGAGTCTTTCGGGTGGTATGTCGCCTTCAATGAATGCCTCCGGCCCTTCTCCGCTATACCCTTTATCACGGAACTGTCCCATTGATGCGTCTAAAGACATACGAATACCTACAACTCGGTCGGAAGGGTGATTGAAAGCCATATCTCTTACCTTTGGGTTTCTTGTCATTGTTGTGCGATTAACAAAGTCATGATAGTTTGATACGGGAGCAAACCAATGGCCTTTTTTTCCTCTCAAATTAAATGGTTTTACACCATCTTTTTCTTCATGGTCGTGATACTTATTCGGATTTTCCCACTCAAGAGCGTCATCCGATGGTGGTTTAGCCTTCATTCCTTCATGTACAAATGCCTCATATGGTTGAGCCATGCTTTCGTTAAAATCGTCTTTACCTTGTTTCCATCGTTCTCGCCACGAATCAAGATATTGCTGAGTGGGTTGGCTGGAAATAGCGGTCACTGGCCCATACGAACTGGGAAAGTCGGGGTGGAACTCACCCAATTCGGATTGGCGTGATGCCTTGAGAAAACGCCAAGCCTTCTCAAATATCATATCAAGCCCTCAGCAGTTCCATCGCTTCAAGGATGCTCCCTTTGGTGTCAATTTACCACCTTTGCTGGTCGGGCCTTTGACACCCGACATGCGAGCGCAAAACGACTTACGACGCTTCGCCTTCTTTGAACCGGGCTTGAGTTTGCTTGGCTTGGTTGTCACAGGAGGTTTGAGGTTTGCACCACTCTTACGCTTGGCGGCGGCACGACCTTTAGCGTTCAGTCCACCCTTCTTACTGTGTTTGTTTGGGTTGTAGCCGTGGAATGGTTTACTCTTTTTGGCTTTCATCACTGCAAAGGCTAATTCTGCTGGTGTACAGCAGTTACAAAATTCATAGTCGGTCATGCTCCATCCCCACTGTGGTCATTTGAATTGTAGGTTACATCTCCTTTATGTCCTTTTGGATGCAAAGATTGAGAGAAGCGAGGATTAACGCTGAAATCCATACGCTCTTCCTTGCTCTCACCCTCTTGATGAGTGCGACGACGAGCGGCATCAGCACGGTAGTGTTGCAGGGTATTTTCACTCATCACGATTCGTGTCACTTCGTTGTCCAATAACGATGAATCAAAGTTGCTTTCACCTGTACCAATAATTTTCGGGCCTTGACTCATAGGCACAGTATCGCTTGCACTAATGTCCATGTAGTACGCAGGTGCATATGGAGGATTGGTGTCGGGGTTGGTAGCACGGATATAGGAACCAACGGACGCTTTACCACTGGTTGTCTCATAGACATACAATCCGTATTTTCCACCAGCCGTAGCACCGAAGTAGTTACTACCGTACTGCGGGCTTGATGAGTGAAGGGCGAGGTTGGGGCGGAACATCTCAGCGTGTTGTTTGTCCAGTAAACGAACTGGGCGTAGCATGTAGGAAATACGCTTGTCAGTGACATTGGTACGCTGATGCCCGTTGGTATCAGTTTGATACGGGTTGCTTGACTTCCAATGAGATGCGTTATTGGTAAATCCATATTTTTCTGCAAGGTATCCTTCAACTTGTTGTTTTTCAGTAGCCGTCATTTCCCTATTATACTGAATGACCTCGGCTATTTTCCCATTAAGATAGAATGAACTGGGTACACGACCTATCATGTATGAACTATTATCAGCCTTGTAATACGCATTCGTAGAAGTGTAACTACCAGTACCTTGTAAATTCACTAAATAGTTAGCAGAACCGCCTATACCGTCGCTACCTGTTATTGACGCAGTAACAAGTTCTGCTTGTCCTCCAACTGCTGAATCTGTACCAGTAGAAACAGTATTCCAAGCAGATGAACCAAAAGTCAAAGTTACATTTGTACCCGATGCTGTCGGAGGAAGACTTAGCACTATGTGTGTACTATCAGTAATACTCGCCACTGTAGTACCCACAGTAATTCCCGTACCATGTACTAAACGACCTGCTACCATTGCAGAAGTGTCATCCATAGTAACAGTAGTGTTGCCGCCTACTAAATCACATGTAGCATCTACTACAGTATTGGATATACTTCCACCCCACCATTGCCATTTATTACCCGAATCCATGCGTATGTACAAATTGAATCCAGCACGAGAAACTGGACTGGTAGTTCTTGATTCAACTATACCATGTATCCCTCCATCATCTGCATCAGCCCATGCAACAATGAAGAGAGTTATTTCATTTGTATTCAAACGAGCATCAAAGTCAACCGATAAAAAGTCATTACCGTCGCAATCAATAACAGGCATGTTGTTGACATTAGAGGAAGATGCAATATACGAAGGTTGAGCAGATGCACTTCCCTGTGTTAATTCAATACCATTTGGGCCACTGTCTTTCCATGATGTAACGGCATCACCATCAGCCAAATCAAGCGAGTCGGCTTTGAGCCATAGAGCCATACCCGAAGTAGGTATTCCGCCCCATTCGGTATCATCAAGCGGGGAAACATAATTTCGTGCCTCAGCGATGTATGTACCACCGAGTGGGTTAAAGTTGGAGGTATGGGAAAGGCGCATAGCCCCACCTTGTGGTTGCCCCCCAAAGTCAAGAGCGGTGAGGTCGTAATGTCCAAGTGTTTGCGAACCTGCTTGCATACCACCTTGCATAATGACACGCTGACCAACACCACGGTCAGTATGTAGGCTGTGTGCTTCTGTATTGATAGCAATGAGGTTATCATCTACACCCTCTACATTCTCAGTATCAAGTCCTATACGGGGCGCACTACGGCTTACAGCGTCCTTGTGCGGCGAGTCCCCACTCACTGTTTCTACACGGTCACTAACTACGGCTTCGGGCTTAAGTAAACCATCTTCTGCAATGTCAAGGCGTGCGCTAATACCACGGGGTACTTCGTCGGGTTGCAATACATCGTTGCGTGCCCGTATGTACCCATCATTCATATTTGGCTCGGCAGTATGATGTGAAAGAACAACACCAGTGGCGTGATACGGCTCGTCAAGAGCAGTAAGTACATCTTCATTGAAAGCAGTAGGATAGCGGAGGCCACGCCCGTGACCATCATCTCCAACACGGTGTGCGTTAGTAGGGAAGAATACATCCACAAGTTCAGTTGCATCGTTTGTATTTACATTGTTAAGACGACCACCAAAACGAGGTATAGTATTTCCCGATGTGACACTTATGTTACCCGAAGCGTCAACAAGATGCTTCATGTTTAGAATAGGGCTTCCACCATTGTGTATGCGGTCAAAGGGCGTTTTATTGTTGGTACGGTCGTATTCGTACACATCAGCGGCATCCCAAGCAGGACGAATACCAAAGCCACGAACAGGGTGACGGCGCACATCTTCACCACGAGTGTTACCCCACCAATCAACCAAGTAATACGACACCGCTTCGTCAATCTTAGCAATGTCCTTTCCGTTTCCGTCACCCCACCAATCACGCATTACAGTGCTGGCGTTTCGTAATGTACGCACTGGACAACCGAATGGGCGTGAAACACGCATACCATCGCTGTAGCGTACTTGGAACTCCGGTTTGTCAACACCGAGCATACCGGAGAAGTTTGTTTGACGCTCCATAATACCGACTTGCGTGTTAGGGTATGTACCGTTTGAAAGACTACTACCACCTGCGTATGTCCATGTTTCAGTCTCACCTTGCACAAGTGGCCCATGTGGATAACCTACGCTGGTATTCGTACCTGTGATAGCGGCTTCACGGAACGCACGCATACCATACAAAGACCACTGTGGTTTGTTGTAGGGTTGGCGTAGGCCGATACGATAACCAAACGGTCGGGTGCGTGTTTGTACGGGAGTGAATGTGAGTGTTTGATTGGTCTTTGAACCACCCGTGGTGGACGCACTTAACTCAAATGTTGTTGCGTTAGTAATGGATGAAACTGTAGCACTGCCCGGTATCCCTGTACCACTTACCCCCATTCCAACTACAAGTTTTGCTGTAGAATCCATAGTGATTGTTGGGTCATTATTGTAGTCACAGGTAGCATCAGTAAAAGCATCGTATGTTGATTTTACAACACCATTTGTGACTACATACGAGCCATCATCGTCTTGGTCAGCCCATACTGGCCCATCAAAAGTATAATCTCGTGGATAGTCCCATGCGGTGGAAACATACCCATACCCGTCAAGACGACTAACCAGTGGCCCACCACGACTACCGCAAGGCCAATAATGATTGAGATTAGTCTTGGTGTCAGTATCACTACTATCCGATTGCCCTCCTTGACTTACAAAGTTAGTTTTAATCAATGGATTACCATGTGTTTCAAGAGCGTGAGCGGTACCCATCTCGCCTGTTCCATGTGTATAAATTAAAGAACCCACTGGAATAGAACCTACAATGTTTTGTACAACTTGTAAGTAAGTTCCATTATCACTTGAAACAGTATAACCTACACCATCTACTATAATTTTAAGCCCACCCGTTAAACTGGCTGAACCATGATTAGGTGCTGTTGTGTATATTGCATTAGGTGTTGATGTTGTATCTACAGCCGATACAAGGCGGTAACCACTTCCAGTGTTATTTTTCAAAGGATATGGTGGTGAAGGAGTTTTACGATTAAATGCAAATGGCCCCATGCTGGCGTAGTAAGCCGCATCATGGTAATGGACAGTTTCAAAGTGTTCGGGCATACTGTTGAGTGGCTTTTGCGCTACTGCTCGGTCAGTCAATGGGTTAAGCCATGTACGACTTGAATCCGAGTAGAATGTATGTGGACGACCAAGATTTGGATGCCATAGACATAGGAAAGCATCAGCCATGTGGAGACTGTTAGTATCTCGGCTACCTTGTAGTGTCTGTGGTAACATGCGAGTTATCATGCTGGTTTTGGAATCTTTGAATATAGCACCAGCAGGGCGGAAATCATAAGGACGAGTAAGACGAATTTTTGTACCCGCAGTTAAATTACTGGTAAAATCATCGTTGGCTACAATAGTAAATTGTAATGGTTTATTCATGTTACTTGCATCATAACCGCTACGCTCGGTATAGGTATGCGTGCGTCTTACACCGTTTACATCCGTGTATTCCAACTTGTTTCCATAATAGGGTTTTTGAGGGAATCCACGAGCGTCATTGACTTTGATAACGGTGCTTGAAGTAAGACTGACAAAGGTACATACTGGATTGAGGCTGA